CAGGTACCGAGCACCTACCAAGTCTCGATCATAGCTTGGGTAGCTACAAGACCCAGTCCTTCCTTTGAAGACCATCGCTGGAAGTTGGTCACGGTTTAAGAAACCCGTCTTTCATTCTCCCCCGAGGACCTGAGCTAACAGAGCCAGCAGAGGGGGTCGTAGGTATGGACAGTTGGACCAGGCTGTTGCCGATTATCGACGACAACTCACCTGCAGCCGCTGCCCGGGTGGAATAGGCGTCTAGCCTATCACCGCGCCCCTAGCCCCGTACCGGATGCGCCCCCCGCGACGACACATCTCCGAAGAGACATGACTCCTCGAGCCATGGAACCGTACAGAGATTACGCGTCCGCCGACTCTCTTAGTGCCTGTTTCCAGGCTAAGAGTTCGCGCTCTCCCTCTTGTTCCTCTCGCGTTACATACTCCGCAGGTACGCAGTATGTCCGCGTCTTCCCCGTATCGTGAGCCCGTGCTTTCAACAACTGCCAATACCAGGACAGGCAGCTGCGCGGTCCGACCTTACGATACGAGAAACTTCGACGTACCTCTCCCCGGGTAGGAGAGAAGACGTCCCTCTTAGCCCCTCCCTCACGACCGTTATTCTTTAACCAGAACGCCAAGGCGATCTGTTCTTCGTGAGAAGGCTCCCCTGGAAGGAGCCTTAAGTACTCCGAAGGTGCCTGTTCACCTGACGGAAGAGGTGTATCCCACCGTCTTCTACGGAGTTCCCGCTGCCTTTGAAAAGCGGGATAGGACAACGGATGAAGTCCTAACTGGAGGGGCGTAAGACCCCAGCTTGCACCGATCCGCGAACGCACAAACGCGTCCGTCCAGCGGACCTGCGACCGGACTGCTGCTGCCAGATGCAGCATACCCGGAAAATCAGTGCAAGCACTACCTCTCCTCAGATGGTGTACCTGTTTCCATCTGCCCTTCCCGTCCTGAAGAAAGCATGTCGAGTTGATCTCAGCTACTTTCTTCGACCTTATCGTCTTCTTGTCATTCAACAAGAACCCCGGGGGGTAACTCTCGGAGACGACAGGTCTGCCAGCGGAGATTAGAGTGTCATCTCCGTTGACAAGGATGCCTACGTCCGGTTGGTCTCTGGTTGCCCAGAGGGCCGCCAAGTAAGACTGTAGGCAAAGAAGGGGAAAAGAGAGGTAGCTCCCCATCATCTGTCCATTCGTCACCTCGAGCGTTCCTCCCTCCACATCAACTAGTGGAGTTAAGGCGTTTACGGCCAAAAGCTTTATCGCGCCAGGAACTGTCACCGCCTTCGAAAGAAGGCACTCGAGAATTGTCGTCGCAACTAATATAGACAAGTTATCAGTTGCCGCAACTAGATCCACGGATGTTTGCCATTCGCGGGTCAAGACAGATGAAATTACACCCTCCGTCGGAGAACCCCTAAGGAGCCAAGGGAACCTTGAAAGATGACTATAAATCATCTTGTGCAAAGGGCCGAGAAGATCGTTACGACTCTCAAAAATAGTGAGAGGACGGACCTTCCCTGCGCTAAGCACCTCCTTATAACGCGCCTTCAAAGGAGAGGTATCGAAACCTCTGCCAGCAAGGCAATTCCGACGGAACTCTTTCTCGCCACCATTGGCCGCGAGCAGCTGGTCTGCTCGGGACTTACAATAGCGCGCTGACGCCTGGGGTACGAAGGCATTGACATGCTCGACGTATCGATGATCCCAGCCGTACGGAAAGAGACGGAGGATAGTTCGCCGGACGAACTTTACGTAATCCTCTGGGGTGGGGGAGGGGGTAGAGGTAGCAGTCGTGGCCCACGACGACTGCATAGAAGGACTGTGGCGACGGCAACCCGCAGGCAGGTTGCGCTTCAGGGAGCTCACTGAGTGAGCAAACTCCCACCTTTGACGACGCCAAAGTCGCTCGAGGGGCATAGTTCCGTCCGGAGAGGCCTTATTAGGTCGCTGTCTCCGGGGGAACTTAACACATGGGCGCTTCTGCCCCTCAAGCAGAAGGAACTTGAGGAATCTGTCTAACTCCTCGACTTCGAGATCCGGTAACTCGCTCTGGGGAATACCAAAGCGAATCCGAATAAGTCTCAAGCCGTTGGAGACCGATTCCCGTGTGCTCAGTTCTGCCTTACGGCAAGAGTAGCACGTTTGACCATCAGAACCGCGGGCGGACTTATCTGATGGGGCGCTGCGTTTAATCGCGGCAGACCGAGCTTGGACAAAGCCGTTAGGCATCCGGAGGCTCGGGTTGTGTTTTCG